TAGAAATAAAAGAAAGTCCTATCATCAACAGAACAGATTTAGATGTAACTGGTATACTATTGCCAGTTGCAGATATTTTACCACTATACACAAGATATAAACAATCTGAAGAATTTTTAAATAAAAGATTAAAAGAGTTGGGATTACGAAAATAATTCCTTATATTTAATTATAATACATTATTCTAATAATGGTTCCCTATCCCGCCAAGGTTTGCTTCCAACAACCTAGCGGGATTTTTTGTTATAATCTGGCGTTTGATAAAAATTAAAGTATTTATATATATGAAGTGTAATGTTTGTAGTGAAGATAAAGAGTTAAACCAATTCCAAACATATTGGCATTCAACTCAACAGAAGGTGAGAACAAGGAAGCAATGTACAAAATGTCTATATCATATTAAATTGAAACGTAAGAACCCTGATATGTATTACGAAAACAATCCCAACTATCATAAGTGTAATACTTGCAAAGATTGGAAATTAAAGGATAAGTTTTATATCAATACTAAAGACAAAATCTATTCTCATAGATGTAGGGCTTGCACCAGAGAGTTAGACCATAATAAACGTAGAGAATACTTAGAACAATCTTGTGGTAGTGATTTGGTAAAACTAAAACCTAATCAATATACTGACAAATATCAAAAGGAATGTACATTTAATCTAATGCAACAATTAGGTTATACGTTTGATGAACCAACGGGTATATGGATAAAAGAAGGTTGGAAAGAAATTAAAGATGGTAAAGCGTTCTTTCCTAAAATAAATAAACCGAAAAGAAATATATATGAAGGTAAAATCAATTAAGGTAGGTGAGTTAGAGATACCAGCCGATTATTGGACCTTATCCCCTACAATAAAAAGAGAGTTGTGTTTACTTATTATTGACGCAATCATAACGGTACTTCACGAACAGATAAGTCCAAGGTTAAATAAAATGGATATATTAGAACATTTATTAGATAGTTCAATCCAATCAAATGAAACCGAAGAGAACTATGAGATTTGTCAGGTCTTAAAAGATATAAAACAAATTATAAATGAATAAAGAGATAGAGAGATATATCACAACAAACTACTACCAACTTCTAGCCATTGCAAAAAAAATCACAAAGAACCACGATTTAACACAGGATTTATTCCACGAGGTTATTATTCAATTATATAATAAGAACAATATTGTATTACAAGAATATTCCGATGACCAAATGAAATACTACATTGTATCAATTATGAGAATTAACTGGCACTCACAAACGTCACCATTCTATTATAAGATACGTAAAGAAAGTAGTAAGTATACCAACATAGATGACATATATGATTTAGTTGATGATACTCAGTTAGAGTATGAAAAACAACATTTATTTGATATATTAGAACAGAGCTGGTGTGAATTGGATTGGTTTAGAAAATCCCTGTTTGAAATGTATATGACATTAGGTTCAATGAAGAAGGTATCTAAACAAACAAGAATACCAATATCAAGTATCAGCAGGTATCTCAAAGAAAGTAAGGAAATAATAAAAACAAATATATATACAAAAACAAATGAGTAGAGACATTAAAGGGTATATCAAAACAGAAAACCCCGAAGAACATTGGGGATTTTTACCCATAGAAGGAGAGACCATCTTAGACTTAGGATGTGGAATAAACAATCAAGAATTCTTACCAACACCAATGTATTGGGTACAGAAAGGTGCAAAGATGGTTTATGGTGTTGACCCTGGTCAACCATCATATGACTGGTTCAAACAAAACTTTGTGGTTAAGAACTTTATCAACATTATGGATTGGGTTGACAGAACAGAAAAGTTTGATTTATATATGACTGCAACCAAACCAACAGTAATGAAGATTGATGTGGAAGGTTCAGAGATATTCCTAAACGCAATTAAACCCTCGTCATTGGACGGAATTAGACACATTGGTATAGAGTATCACAACCTATCTTGTTTGTTGTCCTGTGAACATATATTGAGGGATAACGGGTATGAATTATCATACTACAAGTTTGACCATTTAGATATAGAATATCAAGGAGTGCTACACGCACATAAACGTAATACTATAACAAAGAAAGCAAATGGGATGTAATTGTAAAGGGAACATAAGACAAGCACCAACCGTAATAACGTCAACACCAGAAGTAATAACATCAGCGGAACAAACACAAACACCTGATGAGTTACATACATTTGAATTAAATGAACACGGAAGAATGTTAATGGAAATGTATAAAAATAAACTTCAAGAAGAAGATACAGATAAAACAGAAGAAAACAATTGATAAGTTATATAGGCGGTAAATCAAAAATAGGTAAATGGATTGTACCATACATTCCAACAGATATAGAAACATACGTTGAACCATTCTCAGGAATGTTTTGGGTGTTTTATAATATGGATATAACAAAGTATCCCAACCTAAACACAGTAGTATACAATGACTACAATAAACTTAATGCAAATCTATTTGAATGGGTTAAAGTTCCTGATAGATTACATCAAGAACTATCAAAGTATCCTTGTCAGATGAAAGGTGAGATGACAACACCACAAGAGTATATTGATATGTTCTATGAGTTCCAAAAGGAAATAACTGACCCTGAGTTTAAGATTACACCAGTCAATTCGTTGAGTACCGCTTGTAAATATGTATATATACTAACACAAGTATTTTCAGGAGCACATCCATTGAAAGCTAAGTACAATGATTACAAGGGAAGATATAAGTGTAAGTACATTACGTTTATGGATAAGTTAAAGAACCCAAAGTTTATTGAACTATTCAAGAAGATTACATTTATTGAGAGTATGGACTTTGAAGATGTAATAAAGAAGTATGATGGACCTAAAACCTATTTCTATAATGACCCACCATATTGGAAGACAGAAAACTATTATTCTAATCACGGGTTTGATAGAACTAATCACGAACGTCTTGCAAGGATTTTAAGTACCATACAAGGTAAGTTCTCACTCTCGTACTATGATTTCCCATTACTATCTGAATGGTTCCCTGAGAACGATTTTAAATGGTATAAGAAGGAGTTTTTGAAGTCAGCAAGTAACCGAGGGAAGAAATTAGTTGGTGTTGAGATTTTAATTAACAATTTTTAATATTTATATATATGGGATGTACAAGTTGTAAAAAGAAAAAGGTGGTTACTAAATTAGAACCAGTGATGGATGAAACAATATCATTCAATAACGAACAAATTAAACTAGCATATGATTTATTGGGTGGTATTAAAGAAGAAGAAAGACCATTCGTAAATGAAGTATATAAATATATATTCAACGAAAACTTTGATTGGGGATGTAAAACGTGTGTAAACACTCAAGCAAGAAAGTTAAAGAACTACATTGAGTATGAATTAAAAATAAAACTATAATGGAAAAAGAAAATAAAGGTGGTAGGAAATCTAACATTGCAACATATGAAGAAAGAATACCTGATGCATTTGAAATGATACTCTATGAAAAACTCAGCTACACAGAATTCAGACAACTCGGTGCCAAGAAATGGGGCATTACAGAACGTGCGGCTGAAACTATTTGGAAAGATTGCAAGGATAGAATTAAAGCAAGGTTTGAAGAACAGACGGAAGAAATTATCTCCGAGCAGTTATCAAGGTACTTTGACTTACTTACTAGGGCCAGAACTGACAACAATAAGAGGGTGGAACGTGAAACCTTAGCAGACATTAATAAACTCTATGGTCTTGAGAATAAGAAGATTGACATCACATCAGGTGGTGAACCAATTAGTATTAACATCAACCTAACAGAGTAAAAAAATTTAACATACCCACGCGTAAAACTTCGTTTTTGGGTTACCCTATAGAATATGAGATTAATAAATGGAGATAGTTTAATAGAATTAAAGAAGATAGAAAGTAATCTTGTGGACCTTGTCGTCACGTCACCACCATATAATAAAAATTATTGGATAAGGAATAGAAGTGACTTCGGTAAAAGAATTATTAAGTATGATGAGTACCACGATAGTTTAGAACCACAGGAGTATATCAAACAACAGAAGGAGATATTAGATGAACTCGTGAGGATTATTAAACCTACTGGTTCAATTTATTATAACCACATAGATATATTACACAAACACAATACCATTCATCCATCCTACGTATATGATTACAATGTTAAACAAGTAATAGTATGGGATAGAGGTAACACACCAAAGTTAGATAAGAGTTATTTCTTACCAACAACTGAATGGTTATTTTGGATTAAGAAGGATTGGAATAGTATTCCATACTTTAATAAATCCCTTGCAACACACAAGAAAAGTATATGGAGAATAAACAAGGAAAAGAATAACCCACACCCTGCACCATTCCCTGAGGAACTTGTTGAGAACATCGTGAAGAGTTCGTGTCCTGAAAATGGACTGATATTAGATTGTTATAATGGGTCAGGAACAACAGCGGTGGTTGCACAAAGAAATAATATGGACTATATTGGAATTGATATATCAGAACAATACATCCAAATGACTAAAGATAGAATATGAGAATAGAATTTATAATACCAACTTACAACAGAGTACCACATCTAATAACGATGTTAGGGTCACTACAATCACAATCAAATCCTAATTGGACAGCACACGTTGTTGCAGATTGTCCTGAAGAAGATGTACAAGAAGCTATGAAGATTGTTATAGCGTTCTTTAATGACCCAAGGATTAAACTAACCATCTTACCTGAGAGACACAATGATTGGGGACACACACCTCGTCAACACGGATTGGATAACGCAACAGAAGAATGGGTGATAATGACTGGTGAAGATAACTACTATGTCCCTGAGTTTGTTGATATAATGTTAGAGGAAAGTAAGAACCAACACTTTGTATATTGTGATATGGTACACGATTGGATTAACAGAGATTACATACCCATACAATCTAAATTACAATTAGGTAAAATAGATATAGGTAGTTTTATGACCAAGACTAATATGGCTCAGAAGATTAAACTAAAGAAGGACCACGAATGGGCTGACTGGTTCTTTGTTCAGGAATTTCAGAACAAGTATAAGGTTGCAAAGTATAAGAAGGTAAATAGAATACTATATGTCCATAATTGATATAACACCTACAAGAAGACAATCACAAGCGTGGAAGAACTTAAACGATGACAAAACTAATATAGTTTTATTTGGAGGTTCTGCTGGTGGAGGTAAATCTTGGTTGGGATGTTTATGGATAACAACACTATGTTTAAATCATCAAGGTATAAGATGTCTGATAGGTCGTTCTGTGTTAACACAATTAAAACTAACAACACTTAATACGTTATTTGATTTACTTGGTACTATGGGATTTAAGAGTGGACAACACTTCAATTTCAATGGACAGAGTAATGTACTATCATTCTATAATGGGTCAGAGATAATATTCAAAGACCTTGCATACAATCCATCAGACCCTAACTATGATAGTTTAGGTTCCCTTGAGATTACTGCAGCATTTATAGATGAAGCCGCACAGATAACATCACTAGCATTCAATATAGTTAAGTCACGTATAAGATATAAACTAAATGAGTATAAGTTAATACCAAAGGTATTAATGACCTGTAACCCATCTAATAATTGGATTAAAAAGGATTTCTACATACCATTCATACAGGATAGATTACAAGACAATCAAGTATTCATTCCAAGTTTACCAATGGATAA